GAGAATCCCTTATCTTTTTGAATATTTCACCTATAGCCTTACCGTAACAAAGCAAAAGTCCTTGTCTTTCCTTCAACTGCAGTTCTATTGCAACAATAGCCACATTAGAATCCAACCCGTCATAGGTAGTAGAATAGTAGATATCTCCTTCTATGTACTCAAATAATCCACTTTCATTCAAACGAAGTATAAACTCCTTAGCATAGCTTTTGCAAAGCTCTACTTTCTGATCTGCTTCTGTTCCGTCAAAATCAAAATCTATCTTATCCATGAAAGCAATCAAGCAATTTGGATAATCTTTTAATTGATTTTTGTTCAGATTAAAGCGTCCGGAAACAGGGAGTACATTTACCACTGCTGGAAAAGGAAGCTTATCTAACCTCAAATTGGCGGTTTGCCAATTATCAAAGACATAGGTCAATCCCTCCATCTTATCAACTACGCTTTTTATCTTTTGCTCTACTGTTGTCATACTATCGTTTTGCTTTTAATTTACTCTCATATTCTATAATTTTACTCTCCTTTATTTTGCATAGCGCTATTTTTTTCTCCATATCAAAACATTTATAAATTCTTATCCATGGGACATCCTCTACATCATCATGATTGCTTATACCCATCATTTGAGCATATCGATGGATAATTCCAAAAGCACCAAATCTTAAATCCCCATACCCGGCTTTTTTTTGAATAGGAGTTAACTCAATACTTGTAGAAGCAAATAACTTACTGATATACTCTACTTCCGTTATCACCCACATTGAGAAACCAAGAACTAACTCTGCCTTTGATTTCAAAATCTCTTTCTCTTTCATACCAAGGATAGTCTTACAAGGAATCAACGCAACGTCTTTAGAATCTCCCATAGATTGAAGCGTTATCAGCTGCCCCATGGTTATATCATTCAAATCGGAAGGAGTGCGCTTATTCCCGATAAATTCCGGCTTCGGAAGTTCCTCTATCTGCTTTCTCAATTCTTCCTGATCCCGGCAAACATCGCTCTTTATTAAAAATTCTTTTACTGTCATATCTGTCCTAATTTTGCTTTTGGTCTTTGTGGTATAGGTTTAATTCGAAAAAACATTGCCATTATCAACATATCCAAATAATCAGGAGAACGACCTAATATCTCCTTCATTTTATCTTTGCTGATAATACCCTTCTTTCTAGTATCAGCGTCTATATGATCCTGTTTTAATACGCCTAATTCTTCCGTTATATGCTCTTTTTGATGTTCGGAACACACAACCCTTAAACTCCGAGAATTAATCAATTCTGCAAGCTTAAAAGCGCATTCTGATTTAAGATTATCATATTCTGGGTTTATTGGCCTACTACCTCCGTGAAACTCTTTGATTCCTGTCAAGTAACTTTCTAGGTAGGCTCCTAATCCGTCAGAGTCTACAATCGTCATACTACGAGGAATTTTGCACTCTATCATCATATTTTTTAGATCGGTCTCAATCATCTTTCCTGGACTGAAATCTTTATCTATTCGGATAGTACAAACATTTCCGATCCAATGCCCGGCCACAAATCTATCACGCCCCTTCATTGCAAGGTCAGCAGAAGCGGAAGAGATGCCGACGGCTTTAACATGGTCGTTTACAAATAAGTCGCATATAGCATCGTATTCGCATAGTACGGCTGGATCACTATCATATTCCCAGTTTCCATAAAGCAAACGCTCTTTTGTTACTTTGTCTTTTGTGTTCCGTAAAGATTCAAGATAATCATCTGTTGCGTATGGATTATCCTGAACTAATGCGGGGATGAAAGCATAAGGAGAATATAATTTTTCTTCTTTCCATGGTTTATAAAAGTCTCTATAAAGCCAATTCTTTTTAGGATTACATGTTATTAATATTTTCCCCTGTATATTATAAACATCATTTAAATGTCTCCCTATGCGAGTTTTAAGGACTTCAAAAGCGAGGTAATGAACTTGCCCAGCCTCTTCTATCCAACCTCCAGTAAACTCTTTAGATCCTAATCTTTCGTACATTGGATCTTTAACCGGATAATATGTCAGATCAAGGAAGATTATTTCTGAACCATTATAAAATGATATTCCATCATCCGTATTGGTAAATGATGTGAAGCCATGCCACTTTGCAACTTTATCAAATGTGACAGTAATTGATTGGCGGCTATCTTTTAAATTATTTCTTCCCGCAAACCAACGTGTGCCGGGTAAGTAATAAGCGCATTGCATTAACCATTCACAGCCCAGCCAAGACTTACCACCTCCACCGGCTCCACCATACAACAAAAATTTCGTTTCATTATCACGAAGATAATTGTACGCTAACCTTTGCTTTATGTTGACTTTACTATCAATCATTTTTCTTAGCCTACTTCAGGAGTATATGGTAAAAAGTTGAATCCCTTAAACTCTTTGCCTGCATTAGTATGATCTATTTCTTGCTTGTCCGCCAATCCATTAATGCGAGAGACAATATTAGCATTAAACGCTCCGACAATAGCACCTTCTAGCTGTTGAGACTTGATTATGTTTTCTACACGTGTAATGACCCCAAAAAAATCTTCATGTCCAGCTTTCTTAAATTCTCTCCAATATTCCTCACTAACATCTAAATAGGAGCATAATCCTGTTAGAGTATAGGGGCATTGAGTAGGAGATTCCTCCTTTTCTTTATTTTTACCCTTTGTTTTATCTTTTACAACTTTCCAAGGGTGCTTATCACAATAAGCGAAATATTCACAAGCCGCTTCCCACAATAAATCAGGAGTAGCAAACAACTTGTCACGTCCATGTTTACTTCTTAACTTCCAAAATTGGTTTCCTTTAGGTGCAGCACACATCTTTTCTTAATTTTATCCATTTCACAAACTAAAAATACCGAATAAAGCCCTAATAGGGCTTATAGTAGCACACAAAACTATTGAAGTAACTATTTCAGTAACCTACCAGCTTCCTTCATACATTCCGCCAGTAGGTTGCTGTCTGCTTGGTTCATAACACTAAATCTATACGCCAAACAGGCTTGTTTGTACTAATGTCCCTTTTCCCGTTTTTATCTCTCCATGACATTCATAACGGAATCGTTCTTCCTGTGCTTCAAAATAGTCTTTATCTATTTCAGTAGCGTAGAAATCAAAACCCATTTTATAGGCAGCTATGCGACTACTACCACTTCCCAAATGAGTGTCAAGAATTTTACATCCAGATTTTGCGTAATTTTTAAATATCCAAGAATAAAGTTTTATCGGTTTTTGCATAGGATGCATCCTGTTTTTTTCTGCATTAATATTTCCAAAATATGGGAAATCAAAACATTTTGCAGACTTCTGAAATGATGTCCATGCAAGTTCACCATCGGCATAAGATACTACAGGCTGATGTTTGTACCAGAATATAAACTCCTTACATTTAGGAAGCATATCAGACAAATGGTTATAGCCAAATATTATCTGATTATTACTTACTCTAAACAATTCATCAAAATACTCTTTGCTAGGTTTATTATCATTTGCAGTTATTGTTTGACCATATTTTGATATACGAGAACATGGAGTAAATGCAGCATCAATCCCATAAGGCGGATCAACTACCGCTAAATCAAAAAACTTATCTGGAATACCTTTCATGTATTCCATGCAATCCATATTGTATACTTCGCTTATTGGCATGATTATTCCTCCTTGATTAATTCCGGGTTATCATAAATGTTTCCAATCACGATAGTATCATCCATTTTTGTAAGATCAGATTGCCCGAAATAGAATAAATTTCGACCATTAGAAAGTTGAAAACTACAATTACGATATAGGATAATAGCTGTATATTCTTCTGGATTAAAACCAAATGTAATAGTGTGAAGAATATCCCCTTCGTAAATTTCCTTTCCGTCCTTGTCGAATAAACCGGTGAACTGACCTACGGTTTCGGGATAAACCTCATACATGCCGATGCTTTTTCCTATTTCAATATTATTTAAGGGGGGAATGACAGCATATCTGTCCTTTTCAATCTTAACGAGGGAGCCATACAACCAGTCTTCGCTGTATAAGTTTTTACCTCTGAATTTTATTGCACGATCCATTTTATTCCTCCTTTTCTTTAAAGTGTTCTATTAGCTCTTCTACGGTAGCCTTATGACTACAATGAAACCATGCTGCCTGTACACTCTCTCTAATATTTTCTCGTGCATAATTAATGTCATCGTCAACGCATATAAACCAACTATTTTCAGGAGGATATACAAACCATTGTGAATCATCAGTATCATCCCTCAAAGCAGCTATTGCCAAGAAAAGATTCTCGTTAGTTCCGCAATCAATAAAACTATCGTCTAGTGGTACATTATAAGGAACATATTCACCGTCAATAGTTGTAATTAATTTGCTATCATCAGTTATTTGAAAAGGGTTTCCATACTTTTTATATCCCAACTCCTCCAACTTCTTCCTAAGCTCCGGTGTATTGCGCCTAATAAACGCTGCTGTTGTAAATCCCATAGTTATTCGTTTTTAAGTTCTTTCAATATGCTATCAATCAAGCAGTCTATTTCCTGATCGGATAGAAATTGCTTACCTGCATCCTTTTGCTTCTGAAGTTCAACTTTAAGCCTATTCTTTATCCTTTTCAACGCTGTACAAGTGTTCTTATCAGGATAATACCAAGCGATGGAACTGCGAATAATTGCTTTAATATGATCTAATTCTAATCTCTCCGGACAATGTTTATCGAGAAAGTCTAAATCTTCTTTGATTAGTTTCTCATACGCCTCTTTACTTATCTTTATGCTCATATCTTATA